ACATTTTCCCTCTTTTCTTTTGTTTTATTAAAATGCCATAGGCTATTTTAACCTTAATTCAATAAGTTCTTTCTGATATCCCAGGATCCGCGCAAGCTGATCTAACAGTAGAAAGATTGCTCATTAAACTGATCTACCCAGCGTTCAATAATTTCAGAACTGTTGGCTTCTATCATTCTCATGATGCTACGTAAGATTTTTGGTGGAATCTTTGAATTATTATTACAAAGAAGAGTGTGGCCGGAGCGTGTGATCCAGACTTTGGTAGCATTTGCGGAGGCTCTTCCTTCTGCAATATGAACGTGAACGGGCTCTAAGGGTATTCCTTCGTTTGACCAGAAGTAAACGATATAGGAGCCAATCCTAAAAATTTGAGGCATTCAATACGCCTCCTTCCTGGGCAAATTCCAGAATAAGATGAGCATTGTCACGAATCAGGCGCTTGAAATATTCCATTTCCTGATCAGAATATCCGTGAATGCTTTCCCATGTATAATCTGGAAGATAGCAGGTGGCATCATGAAAACCGTCTTTTTCATCCGGGGTTTCGATGTAAACTTTCACACGGCCATCCGGACGTACTTCGGAATGAGTAATTTCTGTATCATCGTTTAATGTTAAGTAGGGATACATCATTGTGGGCACTTCCTTTCTACTATTATTTAACCTTCCCAATTACTTTTCCCATACAGACGATATTATGTACTTAAACATTGGTTGAAATAAAATATAATAACTTTGGTTTTATAAAATTTAATTCGTATTTTAAAACAAGCTGTACATAAAATTTCTCCGTTTCAGAAAGCACTTGCGGATAATTTGATATAATCAAATTAATCAGATCAGCCTTTTTTAAGTTTTTAGAAATCTTTATTGTATTATCTGCTGGTAGCAAGGAATATAAGATATCCCGCTTGAAATAATCTAATAAAGCATAATAATCCGAACCTTTCTCAACTAAGCCTGTATTTAAAAGTTTTGCACGAGGATCCTGAGACCCAACTATGATGCTGTCCTTTTGAATAATATCTAAAAAGGCTTCAAGGTTATCAGCACTGAGCTTTTTAATAGCTTTTTGTGCATCTGCCAATGACATTAGGGCAGATGGATCAGGTACAGTTTGTACGTCATCCAACATAAAAACATCAAGCTCATAAGCTAAACGGTACATATGTTTACAAGGTAAAAGACGGCGTTTATAATCTTCACAGTCACATTTTAGTAATGTAGTATTATATTTTCCATAATTGCCAAGAAATATCGCAGATCCTCTATCAGGAGACAAGGATAATGGAGAATAATATGGATTGCATGCACGTTCTTGCCGTTCAAGTTGTGGCTGAGAATTATGCATTTCTATTGGCCATTCAGTCCAAATGTTTTGTGATTTTTCAAAATTCAAGTCAACCAAAGACTGCTCTAATTTATATATTTCAGAATACTTGTTGAAGTCTTTTTTTACCATTGAAAGCTGTGTGCGTAATTTAGATAGTTCTATATTTTGCTGTACAATGGTATTTTCTTTTTCTCGAAGTTGAGATGTCATTTCAGAAATTTGATTTTTTAATTTTTTTATTCCAAATAAATCCATTATCTAATAAGTCCCTTCTACATTGTTAGAGTATCTTGGAAATTATTGAGAAATATGCTGTGTCCTGCAAATGCTGCTCAGGAGTTTTTTATATTTTTTCTGCTACCGCTAGATACGGTTCGAACATAATAATGTAACTTCCCACATTTACAGTGCATCCATATTTTTCACGATAACACTCCAAGGCCTCTGTAAGAAATTCTTCTGACACATCTAAAAACTCAGATAATTCATGTCGGTTCCGGCATTTGGCCTGATAGCCTCTAATAATACCAGATAAACCAATACGACGATCATACGCTAATAATCTGGCAATTCGTTCTTGCTTACGATTAGAAATATCTTTTTGATTTAAAATATTGCCAGTTGTAGTATAATGATGGGCCAATTCCTCTGCTAAAGTATCAGCTGTTTGTGCAGAAGTCATGCCAGTACGGATTGCAATAGAACCATCGACATATAGGCCGTTGATACGTTCACTGCGGAATTTTATATAATCAACAGGGATATGCTGTTCATAGGCTTCTTGTTCTAATTTTTCTGTTTCGGTCAATAAAGTCACCTCTATTTACGCCTGTTTTTTACAAATTCTGCATATGCACGAATGTCATCTAATTCTTCAGCAGTAAAATCATCGCCATCAAAGTGCGCAGCAATAGTAGAATTAGAAAAGGTGGATTTATGATTAGATGAGATTATTTCGCCTAAAGCCAGGCTTTCTGTATCAATGCCTAATTCTTTTGTTATTTTCATAACATTAGTTATATTGGAATTTGCAAAACCTCTTTTTAGAATACTGTCAAGGGTAGTCCAGGGCATTTGAATGAGTTCACAAAATTTTTTTAGGCTACCATACCGTTCTATTATCATTTCACGAATTTTCGTTTCTGTTTCTGCCATGTTTCTATCCTCCTATGAGATAAGAATACAATATTAATATCGAAAAATCAAGATTACTTTGCAAAATAATAAATAATAATCACGAAAGTTCGATATTCAGTGTTGACATTCACGAAAAATCGTGTAAAATAAAAACATAAATCACGAAAAATCGTGAGAAAGGAGATGAAGATATGTTTCCGAATTTAGACGCAGAAATGGCTAGAAGAAAAATAACAAGAGGAATGTTAGCGGAAAAAATTGGAAAAACGCCAACTACATTATCTTTAAAGCTTAATGGAAAAGCACCCCTGACTTTAGCGGAATGTGTAGAAATAAAAACGGCGGTAAATCCAGAGAGTACAGTTGATTATTTATTTGCAACAGAAGCATTAGAAGAAAGGGGGTGAGAGCAAAATGAAGAGAAAATCTCGGACATTACGAAAAAGACTTTCAGCTCTTGAAAGGGAAGTTCATAAGCTGAAAGTCATAAATGATATCCTGTTCGAGTTTTGCAGGAGTGTTGCGAATAAAGAGCAGTTATCCTTACTGTCCTATCAACAGCTTAACAGCCCAGTTACCGACAGCAATGAGCAAATCAGAATGCTTCTTGATGAGATCAGAAATTTTTCAAAGTAGCAGCTTTGGGTGAGGAGAAAATGCCGTGAGATATATGCTGTTAATAATTTCAATCATGGCTCCTGTCATGATGATACTGGGAATTTTTAAAACATGGATGTATGCAGTGGGACTGTTTTTGTGGGCTTTCGTTATGTTTTATCTGTTTCTCTCAGTTCTTCATTGAACTGCTTAATATTGAAATATCCATTAACTGTAATCAAGTCACGTTGCATTGATAATAAAGCAGCAGCCTGATCTATCCCTACATTAGGACTATTCCCTATGAGAGCACCAGTATAAAAACTTATAAAGTCTTGAGTAGTGGAAGATGAGAGCATTATAGCTTGAGATGCTGCGGTATTTAGTTTTAGCTGATCTTCTGCGGTGGCGTTCTCTGGATAGGAACAGGCAATTTCATTAAAGCGGGAATATGCGTTTAATTTTGCATCAAAAAGTAGTGCTACAGTTTTGGTTTTAAACTGGTATCTGGCAGTAATAATGGCAGATAATGAGGGGGCAATAATAGCACTGATGGCGGCAATAAAAGCGCAAACAATAGTAATCTTGTCAGCCATTAAAGTTCTCCTTTCTATGTACTCGGCTCTGGCGGGAGCCTGTATAGAAAGCATAACACCAAGAAAATGTGAAAACAAGAGATTAGCTATTTGTTTACAGAAGCTTTAGAAGAAGAGAGAGGGTGAGAAAGTTGGTTAGACCAAACGGTGTTAAAGAAGTAAAGGTTATTCAAGTTATTGAGACAAAAGCAATGTGCGGACTTGGAACAGAAAAAGACCCAGCAAGAGTTGTAACTCAATACTGGGACTTAGACGGAAAATTTTTGGCAGAGGCAAATCAAGATAGCGAAGAATGACAGCTTACTCATATTTTTTTCTATCTGCCTGCTTAGCATTATCAATATCAATAATGTCTGAGTATAATTCGTCCTGCTCATGACGGTTAATGTACCATTGGTCAAGAAGAAGTTCGATTAATTTAATAAGTTTGTTAGCTTCATTAGGGTCAATATCAACGATTATGTTAATGTCTTTTTCCATATGAGCGCCGATATTGCCAATGCGTCTAACTCCGTCAAGTACACGCCATTGTTGAGCTGGAATTTTGTCTTGGAGAGCTGTAATAGCTTTAGAGAGGTTGTTTTCTTTTATATTCCAGAAGTCACGAATCATTCCTTGAAGGCAACGGCGTGATAAAGTGGCAGAAGCTTTAGGGCTTAAAGATACGATTGCACATGCTTCTTCGTAATCTTCACGGATAGAAAGTGGAATATAAGTAGGAAACTGCTTCGCTGATGATATTGGGTAGATAGGAATAGCTTTCTTAGGAAGTTTATTTCCAGAATAAGTTACAATGCTGCTTATTTCAGAACAGTTTGGGCAATTAAAGTAATGAATTTTTAATGAGTAATCTGTATCTGATACCCAACCTAAACGAGAGAAAGAAAAGCCAGAATCCTGACAGTAGTATGTGTCGTCACTTTTAGCTATTGTATGTTGGCAAAATGGACAAATATATGCGTTTGACATTAAAGATCACTTCCTTTCGACTAAAGTTTATCACAAGCGACAGGAGGTGACAAGGAAAACAGAAATTTGATATAGAGAGGAGGCGAGAAATGAGCACGGTAATAACCACAGTCATATTGAACCGAAGAATATTAAGTGTAGCGGCGATAAATATTCTGGCAATAGTATTGGCTACTAACAGTCATTACGCTTTGGCTTGGGAAGTATGGGCACTGGCAGTTTGGCTTTGCGTAGTAACGTAATATATTCCGCAAATACGGCAGTGCATAGCATAGCGAATGTTTCGTCTAATGCTTGCATACTGCGTTCAAGCGAAAACATAGGGTTTCCGTCTTTCGCTTCTAACGCAGTAAGATACGCCGAGTAGTACTTGGAATACATGGACTGAGATGCAGGTTCCATTAAATGGAGATTATCACTCATAAGATCCAAAAAAAGGGACCAAGTTTCAAGGCTCATTTCACTTAGCGTTAGCTCAGAAAGAAAACCGCGGCAATAAATTTTGTAAAAGGGAATATAAAATTTTTCTAATTGTTCGCGAATGATTTTTGATTTTGACACATGGTCGTCTTTTACCACTGAAAGGTATACCAAAATGAAGGCGCCCAAAGTGGTGATGGTGCTGGCAACGATTTCGGGACTGAAAGTCATAATAGCAGTTCCTTTCTTTTGTACTCAGCCCTGGCTGGGCCTGTACAGAAAGTATAACACTGGGGAGATATGGAAAACAAGTATATTAACGGTTCTCATTTACCCATTGAGAAGCTGTTGGAGTAGGAGGTGTTTACATGGAAAAACGATATCTTTCACCAGAAGATGCAGCTCCGTTTCTGGGGCTGTCGGCAGCGGCCGTAAGAAAGTACATGCGCAATGGAAGCATGGATCTGGGAATGGTTTTAAGTCCCCAAAAGACAGGGACTAAGACCTGGCGGTACAAGATCTATCCGGAGAAGTTAAAGCAGATTACCGGATCCAGTGTGCCAGGATATGAATAGAGCTTGGAAAGGAGAGAGGAGTAATGGCAAAGATCAAGAACTATGACGGCCAGACAGACATGGAGCTGTCCTATGTGGCAGTGCAGGCAACCAGGCCAAAGAAGAAAGCTGTGGACTGGGTAGGTATCACAGAGACATTTATAGCCGGTGGCATGTGGGTGATAGTCTTCATGATGTTTGGGGCTGCACTTGCGGTCCAGGTGCTGTGATGGCTGTGCGGAATGACCAGTGCGGTACCTACATCAGGAAGAACCGGTGCATGGAGAGAAGCCACTTACAGGCATGCAGAGGCTACATAAAAAAGGACCCAGGCAGCGGCAACTGCGGAAGGTCCGGTAATAAAAACATTTTACACCCTCATTATACGGAGGGAGAAGGAGAAATGCAAGATGAGACTTTATGAATTAACAGAACAGTTTCTTGCTCTGCAGGAACTGGCATATGATCCGGAAGTGGACGAACAGACTTTTCAGGATACAATGGATGGCCTTTGGGGCGAGATCGAAGATAAGGCGGATGGTTATGCCAAGATCATCATGGGAATGAAGGCAGATATTGAAGCCTTAAAGGCAGAGGAAAACCGCCTGGCATCCAGAAGAAAAGCGCTGGAGAACCGTCAGCAGTCTTTAAAGAATAACCTGGAAGCTAACATGCGCGAAATGGGAAAGACAAAGTTTAAGACAGCACTGTTCAGTTTCAATATCCAGAAAAACGGTGGTCTGCAGCCATTGGTCATTGACGGGCTTCTGGAGGACATACCGGGAAGGTTCCTGATCCCGCAGCCACCGGTTCCGAATAACGAGGCAATCAGGGCACTGTTAGAGAATAAAGCCGTTGAGTGGGCGCACCTGGAGCCACGCGGGGAAAGCCTGAGGATACGCTGATGACATCTGATGGAAAGATCGTGCCGTACCGCATGTCCGTGTTGATGGAGATCGCGGCCAAGGTAGCGAAGACAATGGTGACCGGAGCGGTGAGCCTGAGCTATGAAGAAATGGAGATCGTGCTGGATTATATCCACCTCAATATCGAGGACAGCAAGCGCAGGAATGAAGCAAGAGAAAAGGAGAATAGAGATGTTTCTGAAGATAAGTGAGTTTAAAAAAGCCATGAAGTCAGCACTGAAGACATCCAGCGGACTGGTCATCGGGAATGTAAAAGGGCATTTTCTGGTACACACAAGCCTTTGGGGAGTGTGGGTGGAAAGTATTTATGCCACCAGTAAGTTTAAGGCAGCCATTGTGGAGCTGATCGGTGACATGCCGGAAGAGGAGACCTGCTACCGGTACCGCCTGGAAGAGAAAACACTCAAGATGGAGTACCAGGTAAGCTATGAGGATCCTTATGCTAAGTGGAAGGAAGCAAAAGACTTTGCATGCGAAATCCCGCTGGTATTTTACAGCTCACCTCATGAGCTGGCTGTTTACCAGATTAACAGTGACCGGTCTTATGTGACCGTGCTGCAGTCCTATGCAGCAGGGATGATGTCACCGGCAGAGCTTGAAGCGGGTATGGAACGTATGCCCGGAAGACCCAGTGTTTCCCCGGCCGGTTCCACGCTTTACTTTAAGAGCGACACGATGATCTACTGGACCAGTATCATAAAAGTCTCTAAAAAGGCGAAAGATACCATATTCCGGTACTTAAGAGGGCTGGATTTCTTTGAGGAGGGATGGCTTCCAAAGGAAGAGGAGCAGGAAACAGGAGAGGATGATACGGCAGGGGTGCTGCCATATTAAGGAGGATATTATGGGATTACCAGTACTGATCTATGGAAAATCCGGCAGCGGGAAGAGCCGCAGCCTTAAGTTTTTTGATGAGGATGAGATCGTGCTCCTGAACACGGAGCGGAAAGAGCTGCCGTTTAAGAAGCGTTTTAAGAAGACCGGATGCAGTGATGATATTAACCGGATCATCACAACGATCAACCAGAACCCGGAAAAGACCTATGTGATCGATGATGCCGGATATATCATGACCCATCTCTTTATGTCACAGCACCGAAATAAAAAGGGGAATGCGTCTTTTGAGATGTACGACGACATAGCGGATGCCATGTATGGCCTGGTGAAGCGGATCAAGACGGATGTGACAGTTCCGGACAAGATCGTTTACATCATGTTCCACGAGGATACGGACGATTTTGGTATCTCACGCCTCAGGACCATTGGAAAGCAGCTGGACCGGAAGGTGTGCCTGGAAGGCATGGTCACGATCTGCATCCGGTGCATGAGTGAGAACGGGAACCATTTCTTCCGGACTGTTACGGACGGATCCGACATCACAAAGACACCGGAAGAGATGTTTCCGGAACCAGAGATTGAAAACAACCTGAAATCAGTAGATGATACCATCCGGGATTTTTATGGATGGGAAAAGCATAAGACCAAGGAGGATAAGAAGCCATGATAAAGAAACCGGCGGGATATGATGAGGCGGCAGCGTATACAGGGGAGTCCCAGCAGCTGCCAAAAGGAAAGTATGTATGTGTGATCAAACAGGTGGCGACCCAGACATCCAGGAATGGGAATGAGCAGTTTGTGATCCTGTTTGATGTGGCAGAGGGAGAGCAGAAAGACTTTTACCAGAAGCTTTATAATGCGGATAAGGCCCAGAACAGCGCTAACGCAAAATGGCGCGGTGTGTTCAAGCAGAACATGGAAGGCAAAGGGCTTTCATGGTTCAAGGGGATCATCACATCCATTGAGCGTTCCAATAACTTTACTTTCCAGTGGGATACAAAAAACAATGAGGCAATACTGATCGGAAAGAAATTTGGAGGGATCTTCCGCCGCAGGCAGTATGAGGCAGAGAACGGGAACCGTCCTATCGTTACGGAGCTTTTTCAGATCCGCAGCGTGGCAGGACTGGCAGAGGCAGAGGTGCCGGAAGATGAACTGCTTCCGGAAGGTCCCGTCCAGAAGACGGTAGAAACACCGTCCCCTGTGGGTGATGGCTTTATGAATATCCCGGAGGGCGCAGGCGATGAAGGAATCCCGTTCATGTGATCCGGAGCTTTACAGCAGGGTGAAAGATGCAGTGAGTATGCAGCAGGCCGTGGAATACTGCGGCCTGCATGTTTCAAACGGAAAATGCCTCTGCCCGTTCCATAAGGACACCCACCCTTCCATGAAGATCTATCCCAATGGGAAAGGATATTACTGCTTTGTCTGCGGTTCCGGCGGTGACCAGATCAGGTTTGTGGCGGCCTATTACGGGACCAGCAACTATGAGGCAGCGAAGCAGCTGGCACAGGCTTATGGGGTGCCGGTGAAAGAGCCGGTGACCTACAGGGAAAAGCGGGAAGCAGACAAGAGAAGGCGTTATAAGCGTGAATTAGGGCAGTTTGTGCAGGAGGCGGTAAAATGGCTGACCGTATACAGAGGGCTGCTCTGTGAGGCTGTCAGGGAGCACAACGAGCATTTCTGGGAAGGTCTTGGCAACCTGACCTATGTGGAATATCTGCTGGGATGTCTTAAGGACTGCCCGGAAGAAGTGTATGCCGATAAGAAGGTGGTGAAAGAGATTGGAAAAGTCGAAGGACGAGTTATTAGCTGGTATATCTGAGCTGTCTGGCCTGGATCCGTTCCCGGATGAGATATTTTACCAGATCTTTGAGATCGAGGACAACGTGGAACGGACCCAGTACGTGGAAGCGCTGCGGAAAGAAGCGGGAAAGCTGAAGCGCAGGCCGGAGTTTAACAACCTGTACCGCGCGTTCGTCCTGGACTATTCCCAGAGACAGAAGCAGACAGGGAAAGTGACACGGTTCACGGACCAGCCCATAGAGCTGAACTGTGGGGAATGGGAAGCAACGGATATGGGTGTCAAGACCGTCCGTTATGACAAGAATGCCATGCCGGTCGCTTATTATGCCTGCAGCCACCCGATCCTTCCGGTGGAGATCTTAAAAAATGTGGATACCGCCCAGGAGCGTATCTCCCTGGCTTATTTTAAGTCAGCCACCTGGCAGAAGATCACGGTGGACAGGGCCGTGTGTGCCAATGCAAATAAGATCGTGGATGCGCTCAGCCAGTTCGGCATTGAGGTGACCAGTGATAACGCAAAGAGCCTGGTGCGCTACATCTCAGACTGTGTGGGGCTGAACCCGGCTACCCTGGAACCGAAAAAATCCATCAACCGCCTTGGCTGGGTGGGCAGCAGCTTCACGCCCTATGCCCAGGATATCCGGTATGAGGGAGATATGGACTATGAGGTGATCTTCCGGAATGTGGCACAGAAAGGCGATTTTGGGGTCTGGAAGGCACTTTGTAAGGATCTGCGTAAAAATATACCCCTGCGCATGATGATGGCTGCCAGCTTCGCTTCTGTGCTCCTGGAGCCGCTCAGGGTGCTGCCGTTTGTGCTGCATTTATGGGGAACGACTGGAACCGGAAAGACAGTAGCGCTCATGGTGGCAATGTCTATCTGGGGCAATCCCAAGATGGGCGGCCTGGTAAAGACTATGAACATGACAAAGAATGCCATTATGCGCAATGCTGCATTTTTATGCAGTATCCCTTTTGCCGGGGATGAGCTGCAGACCATCAAGGATAAATGGCAGGGGAATTTTGACCAGCTGATCTACCAGATCACGGAAGGTGTGGACCGCGGCCGTGCCAGGGCTTACGGTGGAGTGGAAGATACCAAGACATGGAAGAACAGCTTTATCTTTACAGGCGAGGAACCGATCACAAAGGTAAACTCCGGCGGTGGTTCCAAGAACCGTGTCATTGAGATCGCTATTGACGGGCCTCTGATCGAAGACGGCCATTATGTCAGCAGTGTGGTCCAGGAACACTATGGATATGCCGGACGGAAGTTTGTGGAGTACATACAGGAAACAGACCTGAACAGGATCACGGAACGGTACAGGGAGATCTTTGAGCAGCTATGTAAGCTGGACACAACGGATAAACAGGCCATGGCGATGTCCTGTATGCTACTGGCGGATGAGATCGCAGTGAAGCTCTTCTTTCCGGAAGAACAGGCTTTGCAGATCGGCCAGGTAAAGCAGTACCTGCAGAGCAATTACGACGTGGATGTGGCAGAGCGTGCCTACCAGCAGGTGCTTAACTGGGCGGCCAAAAACCCGGTGCGTTTTGAGGATCCCAAGGTTGATAATTCACCCAACAAAGGGGAAGTCTGGGGCAAGATAGATGAGGACAAGCTGATCGTAAACAGAGACGTGCTCCTGGCGTTCCTTGACCAGAATGGGTTTGATTATACAGCGGTAAGTAAGAAATGGTCAGAGAAAGGGTATCTGGTGCGTAATTCCCAAGGGAAGATGGTACATCAGACAAAAGTATATGGGATCAAATCCAGCTATATCAAGTTCAGGCTTCCGCAGGATGATGATTCAACGGATGCAGAAGGATTTATGGTAGTTGATGGGAATGAACAGGAGTTATTGCCCTTTGATTAAGGGTCTTACCCGTGAAAAAAAGGTAAGACTTTGGTAAGACCCCTAAACCCCGCATAAACACAGGCTTTTTTATATAGGGTCTTACCTGTCTTACCGGTCTTACCTGTTTTTAATATACGTAACGTAGGAAAAAGTTATTGTAGAAAATTTAACGTTAAATATATCACAATATTAAATTTTCTCTAAAAATGTTGGTATATATAACCGGATTTTAGGTAAGACAGTAAGACCCTAAGTAAAACAAGGGTTTGCGGGCGTTTTTCAGGTAAGATTCAGGAAAGACATTTCTGCAAAATGGTAAGACCATGGCAGGAAAGGAGATAGAAACAGATGAAAATGAGCAATAAATCAGCCGGGACACAGTTTGAAAGGGAATTTGCAGCCCGGCTGGCAGCGGAAGGATTCTGGGTTCACCGCTTCCAGGATAATAAGAACGGACAGCCCTGTGATGTGATCGCTGCAAGGAATGGGGAAGCGTATCTGTTTGATTGCAAGGACTGCAAAACAGATATGTTCAGCCTGAGAAGGGTGGAAGAAAACCAGTTCAATGCAATGAGGCTGTTTGATACAACAGGGAACCGGCGCGGGATGTTCGCGATCCGGTATCCGGATCAGGTGATCTATCTGGTGGATTATGAGATCGCCAGGATCATCCGCGACAATGGGAAGAGCAGTGTCCCAAGACATCTGATCGGAATGTATGGGAGGACGTTAGAGGACTGGCTGGAAGATCTTGTAGTAATGGGGGATAAGAAGAACAATGGTTGTAGAGATTGGGTCTGAGATACGGATCAGGGACACTTCCAAGGAACTGTATGACTGGGCGCAGGAAAATCTGATCATCCCTAACCCACAGTACCGGGAAAGGGAACGCAGAGGACTCTGGGTAGGCAATACACCAAAGTACCTCTGGCTCTACCATGTGGATGGTTCAGACCTGATCGTTCCTACCGGGGTGGGAAAGCAGATCCGGCAGTTCCTTTCAGAAAAAGATCAGATAAGCATTCATCTGGCTGATAATGGGATCTTAGATTATAAAGGCACCATTCCCCTGTATGACTACCAGAAGGAGGCAGTGGAAACCATGGGACATGCCAGCTGCGGGATCTTACAGAGCCCCTGCGGATCAGGAAAGACACAGATGGGCATTGCCCTGGCTGCGATGCTTGGACGCAAGGTATTGTGGGTCACCCATACGCAGGATCTGCTTATCCAGTCAAAGACCAGGGCAGAGCAGTATTTTTCTCCTGAGACACTGGGAACGATCACGGCAGGGAAAGCCCAGGTCGGCAGCCATATGACATTTGCCACTGTCCAGACCCTTTGCAGGATCGATCTGGGACAGTTCCGGTATACATGGGATGTGGTGATCGTGGATGAGTGCCACCGGCTGGCCGGTTCACCAACGCAGGTGACGATGTTTTACAAGGTGATGAACAGTCTGGCAGCAAGGTACAAATATGGACTGTCAGCAACAGTCCATCGGTCAGACGGCATGATAAAAAGCACATTTGCAGTTTTGGGTCCAGTTATCTACAAAGTACCGGATGAAGCCGTGGCAGACAAGACCATGAAAGTGCGGATCTGCCGGCGGGATACTGGGATAGAAATCAGCCGTGGGTGTCTGGACACGGACGGAACGCTGAACTACAATGATCTGCTTGCTTATCTGGGAGAAAGCAAGGAAAGAAATGAACTGATCGTGAAGGACCTGATGAGTCAGGCCGGTCATTCCTGTCTTATTCTGGCAAGCAGGCTGGAACAACTGCGTAACATCCGAAGCCTGCTGCCAGAAGAATTAAAAGAAGTATCAGCCATGATTGATGGGAGCATGACCAGTAAGCGGGGCAAGGCAGAGCGGGAGGCGGCTATTGAGAAAATGCGGGCCGGAGAAAAGAAAATTTTATTTGCATCCTTTGGCCTGGCAAAAGAAGGGCTGGATATCCCAAGGCTTGACCGGCTGTTCCTGGTATCCCCACAGAAAGATTATGCGGTAGTCACACAGTCCATTGGACGAATAGCAAGGAAGGCAGAGGGAAAGACAGATGCGGTGTGTTACGACTATGTAGATGCCATCCAGTTCTGCGAGAATCAGTTTAAACGGCGAAAGACTCATTACAGAAAGGCAGGCTGTATTTTATGACAAGGAGCGAGGAACAGGCAGTGCTTGCGAAAGGTGTGTGGTGTGACTCCTATAACTTTTATTTGAAGTATCATGGCCGCCCTGCTGATCCGGGCTTCTGGGAAGAGGCCACGGCAGACTTCGGGAAGATCATGAAGAAATATGGAGGTGCTACGGTGTGCGGCAGATTGATGCTGGCAGCGTTCAGCCTTTTGGAGGAGGAAACCCGATGAATGATCCAAAGAAGCTATCTGTCCCGGTCTGCTGCATCTGCCAGAAGGTGATCAATGGAGATGCAGAGTGGATCAGGACCAAGAGAGGGACGGTATTGTACATGCATAAGGAGTGCGTACGGAAAGGGAAAAGACAATGATCATAAAACAGATAGCGATCGCTGAGGAAATGCAGCTTGCACCAAGTACAGTATGCGGGTATTTGAAGAAGATGGAGGAAGGAAAATGAAGATCAGATTATCAACTCAGGGTATGTCCCTGAATGTAGATGTACCGGAAACTAAGGCAATAATGGTATATCGTGGGCTGGCGGAAAAATTGCTTATACATGCGTGCGCTCAGGAAGCACAAATGCCAAAAACAGTGATTTCGCCCAAAATCGTAGTAAATCCACCAATGCCTCCTGAAACCATAAAGCAACACATTGAGGCAGAAACCCAGGAAAATACTATCTTACCAGAAACGGAAGATGAAAAAGAAAATGAAGGATACACTGGCTTCATGAAAATCCGATGCAGCAAGTGTGGTAAGGAAAGGACTTTTTGTAGCCGGTCTCCTTTGATGTATTTCAAATGCATGGAGTGTGGAACAAAGACTGAACTTGCGGGTTTGGCTAAGTTATATGCTGACTGCAGATGTGGCCGTAACTCTTATTATTTTACAAACATTGAAGATGCAGAAATTGATGTTAAATGCATTGACTGTGGAACTACTATAAAAACCGAATGGGATGTAGCAAAGAAATGCTATAGAACGGTAAAAGAGGAGGATTAGTCATAATGCGATTAACAGAAAAGGATGACTTGGGTAACTGGTGCCTGAAGGGTGTCAGGTGGGAGCAACTGCGTACAGGTCAGGTAATAACCAAAGACGTGGCAGAGAAGCTTTATGGTGCGCTGTGCAAGCTTAGGGCATATGAAGATACAGGCGTACACCCGGATACTGTAGAGACGTTGATGGAAAAATATGCAGAGGCGGCAGCACTTCTGACGGTTCCAATGCATAGCTGGATCCCGGTGAGTGAGAAACTTCCGGATGAAGATGAATATGTTCTGATGTCATTTGAGAATTTTACGCTTCCGATAATCGGACGGTATGAAAAAGATAATGATGGTGGTGGAGCATGGTATGCAGGTGATGATGATGGATGCGATACTTGCAGCAGCCAGGACTTATTTGTGAATGCCTGGATGCCACTTCAGAAGCCATACAGGGCAGAGATGGAAGAAAAGCCCGATGCAAGTGCCGACTGGAAAGGTCATTATATGGGACGGTTTGAAAAAGTTGAATAAAGCTAGGAGATTATCATGAAAATGTTGTTAAGCAATAATAGCAGAAAAATGGCTGGCTTGCCGTTACATAGAAAGAAAGACAAGCGAAAACGATTTTGCACGCGTTGTGAGGCTGACGAGACAATTAAGGCGTTTTTGGATTATTGCAATTAAGATACGGAGGAAAATGAAATGGGATTAGCAGATACGTTTGGCGCAGAGGATAGAGTGCAGGTGAAGTTTTCAGATTTTTATAAACTGATGAAACAGGCTACGCAGTATGAAATAGTCATGAATGCGGTGGGATGTGATGTGCCGCATAGATACATCAGAGAATGCATGACAGGAGTAAAAGAGCCGCAGAAGCAGGGTATACAGATTGAACTGGAAAATCCGGCGAATAAGAGCATGATGTCAGTCAAGAAAGGACAGGTCAATGGATAGAACATTAAAAGCTGTATATGTGTGGATAGTGCTGGCTTTGATCTGGATGGGATTAGAGCTGTTACTGTACGGCGAAATCCAGCCGAGGACAGTAGATGATATTATGTGGTTTCTGTTTTTGCCATTTATTTATATGGCGGTAAATTAAGATTTGGAGGCGGGAGATGAAAACAACAGTATTGAGCGGAGACTGTCTGGATGTTATGAACCAGATTCCCACAGGCAGCATTGATATGGTTCTATGCGATCTCCCATATGGTACAACACGCTGTCGGTGGGACACGCCGATTAATCTGCAGGAGTTGTGGAAGCAGTACCGGCGGGTCATGAAAGAAACCGGCGCCATTGTGCTTTTCAGTGCGCAGCCGTTTACAACAGAGCTGATTAACAGCAACCGGGAAATGTACCGCTATGAATGGATATGGAGAAAGACCCAGGCCAGCGGCTTCATGAACGCCAAGAAAATGCCACTGAGGAGTCACGAAAACATAGAAGTGTTTTACCGGAAACAGCCGACCTACAATCCACAAATGACACATGGTCACCAGAGAAAGACGGTGACCGTATACGGTACCAGAGAGGCAGATGGTAACAGTTGTTATGGCCGGGAAGAAAGAAATTATACATATGACTCCACAGACCGGTACCCGGTGGATGTGCTGCAATACAGCACAGGAGATAAAACCAAGCGGCTGCACCCGACACAGAAGCCGGTGGAACTGTTGGAGTACCTGATCCAGACATATACAAACCCAGGAGAGACAGTCTTGGACAACTGCATGGGCGTCGGAAGCACTGGAGTTGCCTGTCTGAATACCGGGCGAGATTTTATCGGCATAGAGTTGGATCTGGAATATTTCCAAATGGCGAAAAAACGTATTGAACAGCATAAGCAAAATTAAGATTTAGGAGAAATTATGGGACGAAAATATCCAAATTTAAAAGATCGCTTATACGCAGCGTATAATCTTA